ACTACAAAATTTTATATCATCATTTGAATTAAAAAATTATAGAATGCTTACTGATTTTAATAATATAAAATTATCTAATTCATCTGGTTTATCTAAAAATATGTTAATGAATGAACCTACAAAAACTTCAGTTAAAGATATTGGATTATCAACTATACCAATTGGAGCAATAGGAGATAAATATATTGTATCAGGTATAGAAGGTGGAGAATGGAATAATCATAGAGATCAAATAGCAATGTGTACTGATGAAACTTCTCAAATATATACTTTTATAGAACCAAAAGATAATGATATTGTATATGTTACTGAAAAAGGTTATAATTATATTTATAGTGAGCTTGGATGGAGACTTCCAATTTATGACATTCCATTAAAAATATCGCTAGAAGTATTTAAAATAAATGATTCTTCAATTGATGAAGGAAATTTAATTACTAATATTAAAGCTGCTATTATAGATTATTATACAGATACTTTTGGTGTGACTATAGATATAAGACGTTCAAAAATTATAGATTTAGTACATAATGTTGATGGAGTTTCTCATTGTAGATTATTAAAACCAGAAACTGGTATATTCTTTGATTTTAATATAGATGATTTTACTCAACAACAATTGTTAGAGTATAGTCCAGAATGGATGCATTTCACAAAAGATGATATTACTATTAAAATTTTTACATTGGATTAAAATATGGAAACATTACTTGATATAGCTAATATTGATTTAAATAAATTAAAACGAACTCTACATAAGATTGCTGCTCAAGAACTATCTAGTTTGTCGGAACCATGTTATTACCCAACATTGAAAAAATATTATTATGAATTGCTTTATATATGTAAACTAAAAGAGAAAGATATTACTCAGTATGTAAAAAGATTTTATGAAGGAACTCCTGCTTCTAAATGGAAACTTCATAGAGATCCAATATCTAATTTTTATATTTGGTTGATGTGGGATTTGAATAAGAGTAGACAAGTTGCAGCTTATAAATCAATGATGATAGTATATATTATTAGAAACTATACAAACTTAATGCATAAACAAATGCAATTTTGCAATGAAGATGTGTTTAAATATGCATTAGAAAACTTAGCTAAGACTCATTTATTTACAAGAGAAAAAACTATACCTGGATCATTATATTATTTATCAACTGAAATGGATAAAAGATACGGTAGAGTTATAAAAATGGGAGAAGTTGAAGGGGTAACTAAATTTATAACTGAATGTAGAACTAGAATATCACAGAGTATTAAAAGTTTTGCTGAGGTTTATTATAAAGCAAGCAAAGAAGGATTAGCTATTAGAAATCCTAAAGAAGATGATGACTCTACTCAATATCAACAATTAGAAAAATCAAGTAGAGTTATTAATGATGTTGTTAAAAGTATAACAGTATATAAAGTTATTGACTCTAAAGCGGTTAATGATGCAAGAACTCTTACTAAAGTTAGAGCATCATTAGCTACCTCAATTTCAAAAAGTTTAACAGATATTAAACATGTTGATGAAATAAGACTTATATTAGAATTATTTGTAAAAGAATTATCACAAGTTGGACATCTTTGTGGTGATCAGTTTTATAAAAATGTTAGAACATTAATGGCTGTTAAAAGAACTAAAGCTAAAGTATATTTTAAACAACAAAATAATTTATTAGTTCAAAAACTTATTAAAGATATAAAGTTTGATAAAGAATATAATAAATTAACTAAACAAACCCAATCATTAATCAATCTATACTTAGCATATTATTTAACATTAAATATGAGAAATTCAATATGTTAACGACCTCGCCATTCTAATGCTGTCTCTGTAATTTTTTGATTAGCTGTTGTTCTTGCTTTAGGTGTATCACTTGGAGTTGTTGGATCAGCAGTTGAATTGTTCTTTTTCATAAAGGTATCTTTATATTCTTCAGATGGTTTATCAGGTCCTTTGGATTTAGAACTTACACGTCGTCTTCTTCTATGACTTAATACACCATCTGATCCACCAATAGAATTTAAATATGAAGATAATGTTGGTCGTTTAAAACCATGTTTCCCACTACCTGGACCAGCTAAAATACTATTATATAAACTTCCAAAATCTATTCTAACATCACACATTGCTAAATTTTGATTATAAGCAATACTTTGTTGATCCCCACCTTTTATTACAGATATACTATTTATATATGCTGCAGGCAAACTATAAATTCCAGGAGAGAAAACTTTACATAATAATGGCCACTTATACATAGATGAATCTTCTGAAACATTTGGAATTCCTAAAGCAACAAGTGCTGCTATCGGACCAACTATATATTTTTTAGTCATTTCTTCACTAGCTGGATTAGGATTATATAATCTAATTGTCATAGAATATGATGGAGTATAACTACTGTTTTTCCAAACTTGTGGAAAATCAACTCTAGCACCAGTTACTATACCTTTCATAGCATTTTTCATACTACTATACATATTTCTATTTTTTTCATTCATGTTTTGAGCTCTTGAATCCATTTTGTCTGCATATTCACCCACCACTTTTTTAGCACCACCAAGTCCAAGTGTAGTAGCCATATCACCAACTTGTTTTGAAGCTACATCAAAGCTGGTCCATCCGGCAATTTGTGCTAAATCTCCTAATCCACTAGAAGCTGCTTGAGCAAATTTATCAAGAAATGTTTCACCATATTCATTGGTAAATGTATCAGTAGGAAAATTATCTGCTAAATAAGCAACTTCTATTCTATCACTAGTTATTGTATAACCAACTTCTTCCAATATATCTTTATATTTTTTTGCTCCCTTACCATTATTCAATGTAAACAATGACAATCCTTTACTAAATTCTGGTTCGCATGGTATGATAGAAGCAGTTGGCATTGAAGCTTTCATAACTGCATCACTTACGTGTGTTCCTGGAGGCATACCAAACACCATTCCATCTAAAGATATTAAATTTGTTGCCATAATCTATCTCCTTACGATATATTTCCAGTTAATATCATTCTTGTAAATTCATCTATTGGTCTTGATGGTCCACCACCGCCTGTGTTGTTAGTATTATTAGAAGATACAGTTGATGTTTGATTAATAACAGTATGCATGTTGGCAATATTAGCTTTTGTTCCTGTATCAACTGAGTCTTTAATTCCTGTCATCTCTTTCATCATTCCGCTTTGCATAGCTGCTCTAAATAATTCTTTTCTCGCACCCATAGTAGCAACTTTTTTACCATCCATCCCACCCATGATACCTAATCTTTCTTGAGCATCTGTAGGTGATAAGAATCCAACTTCTCCACCATGTCCAGTAAGTTGTATTGTTGTTGCTTGTCCTTTTGGTCCAGGAAATCTAAATCCAACACCAGCGCTAGCAGATATTTTAGCAACAACTGTTGATTCTGGCACTGGTTCATCATATGCTAATCCATAAGTATTCTTATAATTATCAGTAAGATATTTAGCTTCCCATTTCATTATTTTATATACATCAGCTAATTTATGATATGATGAAACAGATACTTCTTTTAGTTTAGTTATACCACCAAATAATTTTTCTTTAGTATCAGTATAAAATTGTTTAGGATCTCCATAAGCTTCTGTAAAGAATTGACCTAGTTTCATAAGAGAAGTAACTATGTTATCACCCATAGTCATTAACATCATAGGTAGATTATTTTTTAAATCAGTACCTTTTGCTTTTAATGTAGCTAATAAATTTTTACCTCTTTTACTAATTCCATATGTTTGATCAGCTTTTTCTGCTTTAATTATCAAGTTTTCTTTTTGAGTATCTGCTATTAATCTTAATTGTTGCAGTTTTTCTTTTGGACCTAATCCTTTCCAGTAATTTGCAGCTTCTTTAGAATTATTTATTTCATCTTCTATCTTTTCTTGAGCTTTTATACCTGTTGGAGTATCTTGAAACTTTAATAGTTCAGTATATGCATTGCCAAAGTTGGTGCTTGCATTTGTTTTCGCCGTTTTTAAAGCTTCTACAGTTCCAGAAACTACCTTAGATATCCCAGTTTTACCTTCAGCACCTTTTTTATATCCTCCTGTTAAACCACCTGTTATATCTTCAACAACCTTTTCCATTCCTTTACCAAGAGATGTAACGTCTTTACCTGTTTGGGTTCTTTGCCATGTATCTAATTTTTCTCTAACTGTAAGTTTGTTATCACTAATCGTTGAAGCAACTGCATACATTGTTTCATCGCCACCCGCAGCTGCCCATTGTGCTGCAGTAAAACTTGATACTGCATCAAGAGCACTTAATAAAGCAGTTGGATATTTTTTTGATTTGCCATCAGCATAATTAGCTACTAAACCACCGATTGCAGTGTTCCCAGAAAATTGATTTATTGTAGGAAACCATTTAGTTATATCTTGTTGTAATTTATTTATTTTAGCTTCATGCACATTTCTTTTATCTACTTTGTTAATAGCACTAAGAGCATTTTTTTGTTTTCTAAAACTAACTTCATTACTTAATGTTGCTTCAACCTTTTTAGTTTCAGGAGTTTTCTTTGATGCCATAACATCTTTAGCTACTAAACCAGCATCAATAGCAACACTTGCAGCAGTACCTAAACCAGGAATGGTAGAAGCTGCACCAGATGCAACTTCCATAGCTGCTCCAGTAAGATCTCCTTTCATTAATCTTTGTAATCCAAAACCTAAACCAAATAGAAGACCAATGCCTGGTATCTTTTTAGCAACTGATTTTAATGCACCTTTACCAGTAAACTTTGCAATAGCTTTAATTCCTGTTTTTTCTGCTATTGTTGATGCAACCTTAGATGTTACAGCTCCAGCTGATTTTAATAAACTTGGAGCACCAGCTAATGCAGCACTTTTTGCAGCTGCTTCTGTCGCTTTTAACGCAGTTTTCTTAGCAGTTTTCTTAATGGCAGCACCTGCACCTTTTTTAGCAGCAGATGCAGCAGCTTTTCTAGCAGCAACTTCTGCTGCTAATTGAGCAGTTTTCGCAGCAGCAACTTTTGTGCCAGCACCAATACCAATTTTTTCTAATACTTTTTTAACAATAGGAAGTTTGGTAATACCTTTTATCATAGGACCAAACATTTTTCTAATAGGAGCAGCCATCAATAACATCATAGGACCAACTAATTTACTAAATCCACCCAGTAACATTGTTCCAATATTATTAAAAAATCCAAATGCTGTAGTTAATATAGTCCAAATAAATTTACCTGCTGTTTTTAAACGTTTGAATGTTTTTTGAGCTAATGATGTATTAGTTACATTTGCATTTTTGTTTTCAGTATTAACTTTAAGAAGTTTTGTGAGAACACCACCTTTTGTTTTCTTTCCAGATCTATCTTCACCACCTAATTCAAATTGTTCTCTTTTTCTTTTTCTGGCTTGTTGTCTCTTCCATCTTCTATTCTTAAAATCATTTTTTTCTTGAAGTTGTTTTTTCTCTATTATTCCATCTGTTTTCTTTTTGTTTCTCTCTGTGTGTCTTGCTGTCAATGCTTCCAGAATTTCCCTTGGAGTCTTACCCTGTCTCATAAGATCTCCAGAATATGTTTTATTTCTTTCTCTTTGTAATTCTGCTTGAAATTTCTTAGATTTTTTCTCTTTTGCGATTCTTTTAGCTTCACTTCGTTTACCAGTAACAGAATCTTTTATTCCTGACCAGGCATCTTTAACATCCATTCCTCCGCCACGTTTACCACCTGAACCAAAATTCAATCCCATTCTTGCTAATTTAAACATACTACCTTCACCAGCAATTTTTCTCTCTTTCTTTAATTCTCCATCTTTTCCTAACCATTTTCTTTGTTTAGTCCATTTAGCAAATTTTTCTTTATCTAAATTTTTTCCAGCAGCTTTCTTTATCATCCACTCAATGCCCTTAGCAGGAGCTTTAACACCAACTTTATATGCTAATCTTCCCATTGCACCAGCAATAGAGTAACCTTTTTGACCAGGCGCTTTTCTTGTATCATTTTTAGATTTTTTAGCTTTACCACCAGTCGAACCAGCTGTTATTGAAGTTGACTCCGCTGTCACAAATGTATTAGCAATAACATCATCCATCTTTTCCATTAAACCTTGAAATGTTTGAGTTGATGCATCTACTAATCTCTCAAATACAGTACCTCTAGTAGATAATTGATTAGCGTATTTTCCACGTTTTTTAAATAAAAATTTCAATGGAGAAGTAAAAGCTTTAATAGATCCTTTAGCAGCTAAAAACATGGCATGAAATACAGGATGTTCATATAACATTTTATTCCAAGCTGCCGCTCTAACTTTTTGATCTCCTGAAATAGTATTTTTTAATTCAAGAATAGCACGAACCTGTCTTTCCATTAATGGTAGTTCTTCTTGCTTAGCTTCTTCTGAATAAGCAGTCATAAAAGATGTAATTAATCCTCGTTGATTCTTTTTATCTCTTTTCATAACTCTTTGCTCAAGTGCCAAGTTCTTACGAAACATAATATCCATACCACTTTTAATACTAGATCCTACTTTATCAAATCCAAAGAAGTCTTTATTTTTAGATTTTTCAAACATAGTTCCTTCAAATATTCCTTTTTTCTGTTTGTCTTCTTTAGCATCTAATCTTTTATTAACAGTATCAACAATAGTTTCAACTATTTTATCAACAGGTTGTACAACCTCAGCCGCATGGACCTTAGCCAAACCTTCTTTTTGTACATAACCACCTGATGCCATATGTGGTACTTCTTTTTCAATATTTTTTGTTCTAGAAGCTTTTTTAGCAGCAGCTTGTACTGATGCATCTGCTAATACATCTTTCATAGCTTCCGCTTTAGTGGTATATTTTTTATCTTTTTTAGCTTGACGAGCTTTAGCCATTCTAGTTCTTACTGCACCAGTCTTTCCAGAGATTCTATCCATTGCAGAGTTCCAGAATTCTTTTCCTTTCTCCCAACCCATAGAAGCTAATCTTTTAAATCTTGATGTTACTGAATCTAATGCTTTACCTAATCCTACTTTCATTCTATCAATCATATTTTTAAAAACAGTTGTTTCCATCATCTTAGCAACAGCATAACCTACTAATGGTGTGAATTTACCTATTGTTGTTACCATAAAGTTTTTTCTATTAATATGTATATCTTCACTAATTGCTCTTGCATACTCATTCATTGCTTTCGCACCAGAAGCAGTAATATTTTTAACACCTCTAGCAGTTTCAACAGTAATAGTCTTAACACCTCTTGCTAAAGCATCTGTTGTTTTTGATAGACTATTTAAAGCTTTATCTACGGAGGTTACTGCTTGTCTATTTCCAGGATCGGTTCCGTATTGCTTTTTAAGATCTATCTTAGATCTTCTAGCAGTGTTATCTGCTATACTACTGATGCCTTTAATTCTATTATCAGCAGCGGTCATTTGCTTTTTAGCTTCATCCTTACTTAATCTTTTATCAGCCATTTGTTATCCTCTATAATTTTTTAATGACAGAAAATGGTTTACTTGGAGAACCTTTGTATAATTCAATATACATAGCTATAATTTCAGATGGGTAAAATAATTCTTGACTACAAAATGACATATTATTTACTACATCTAAACCATTTATATATCCTTTTGTTAACCCTGCATATATATGAGAAAATTTCCTTATTTGGTTATGTAAAGAATTTAAATCTTGAAAATACAATTTAATATAATGATAAAAATCTGTCAATACTGAATTAAATTCATCAGATGATAATGATGATTTAGTTCTTAATAATTGACTTATTAATTTAATATACTTTTCTAATTCAGCAGACGTTGAGTCTTTATATTCAAAGTTTTTAAATAGATATCTAGTTATTATTTTACTTTCATTTGTTATATTATTATCTTGTGTTTTAAATATTTCTTCAAACAAAGCATTATAATATTTTATAAACTCTGAAAAAAACATTGATATAAAATTATTCTTAAATTTATCTGACGCCATGTGCATCAATTCATGTAACATTAAATTAGATAATACTTTATCTTTAGCAAAACCCCATTTAATATTATTATCCATTAATATAAATACTTGTTTTGTTTTAGGAGTAAAAAATCCAGCAATACCTTGATCTGAATAAGGAGCTAATCTTTTAAATATGGCTAATCTAAAAATACCTTTATTAATCCAACATGGTACAACTTTACCTTGATCAATTAATCTTTCAATATCAGGAGCTACTGGTTTAACTTTAGAAATTTTATACATTGCATTAATGTATTTTTGTCTTAATTTATCAGAAGAATATAATTCCATACCATTTAAGGTAGCAACTTTATCAGGAGCAAATGGTAATGCAAATAATTCTCTTTGTATTGTTGCATTATACTCTTGAACAAATTGTGGAGATATTCCTTTTAAATTTTCTAATTGAATTTTTTTCATATTACCCTCTGTCTGCTCCAAAAAAGAAGTCCATTGTATTTACCATACCCTGATTTTCTGCTATATTATTTTTAACATGTCTCATAATACTAGCATCAGTCATTCTTGTTGGACCGTAATCATTTAATCCCATAACCTCAGTGAATAAATTACTAGCAACAGTATTATTTTGTAACATTAATACTGGATCATATTTATGTACATAGAAACATAAACCTGCAGATAAAGCTATATCATCATGACACCCTATATCAGCTTCTACTCTTCCGCTTGGTTTACTAATCAAACCTATCAATTCTAATACTAATCTTTGTGATTTTATAATCTCTGGAAACTCTGTTATAATAGAATAAAGAGCATCAATAATTAATGGTCTTGTTTTAGCAGTTGTTTGTAGACCAGGAACTAATGTATTACCTCTTTTTTCTTTATACATCATTTGAGAAAATTCACTAGACATCATTTCTTCAACAACATGGTTTCCATATGAATTTGACTCTACTACTATTGTTCCAGGATATTGAGCAGCTGCAACCTTAACAACTTTAACAAAGTCTGCAACTCTACACTTACCTTGGTATTCAAATACTTGATCTAAATGTTGATAGTCCCATACAGTTATAGCTGACTTATCTTCACCATGTTCAGGTGCAGTATCAACTCCAATTATATAATGAGTATTAGGCATAGGTGGTTTATATCTCCATGCTTCCCCATTAAATAATTTTATACGTTCTATAGGTTCTGTATTGATATCTTGTAGTACTTGTGTTACATGATCACTAAAGAATGATCCAGTTGTTGCAAGGAATTTAAGTTCTAACTCCTGTTGAATTTTATTTGGATCATTTTCAAACAATTGACATTGTGTATCATACCAACTTGGATCTTCTGATAACTCTTTTACATCTCTCCAATGTATTACAAATGGTTTGAATATATCATTTCCACCAACTGCTCTTTGGTATTTTTCATAAAACCATTTACCAGGACCAACTGTTTTATTAGGTGTAGATAATACTACTGTACCAAAAGGAACATTAGCTCTTTTAGCATGCATCTGATTAGTTGATAGTGCTGGAATCATAGAAGTCCAAGCAGTATCAAGAAACTTAATAAAAGCTGCCTCATCTATTACCAAGAAGGTTATTGCCTTACCACGAAGGGTTTTCTCTGGTGCATTTGGGTTTACTGGAGAAACATATACCTTAGCCCCATTAGTTAAAATAAACGATTGTTCCGTCTTTTTATCAAATTTACAACCCATCCATTTAGGTAACTTTTCAATCATTCCTCTAATAAATCTAGCAAAGTCAGTCGCTTCCTTACCATCTTTTGAAACAACACCTATAACAACATTATCAAAGAATGTTGCCAACCAAGCAGCATAAGCTTGAATAATAGTTGAAATGCCTATCTGTCTTGATTTTAATACTAATACATAATGTTCAATATTTATTAATTTTATTAAATCAGATTGTGGTTTATATGGATTGAGATTAATATCTCCACCGGGCATCTCAATCAATATATACTTAGAACAGAAATAATCAAATGAATTTTTACACTTAATCCATTCTTGTACATATTTTTGAGCTTGACTCTGTATTTTCTTTTGTTTTGTTATAATAGCATTCATAAACAAACTCCCTTTTTTATTTGTTCTAAATACTATATAGTTTTATTGGTTCTAATTAGCTCTAAAGAAGCTGATGTTTGCCATTCAGATTGTTTATTCCAAACTAAATCACTTGAAAATAATATATACTTACCGCTTATATCAACATGCCCTTGAGTTTTTGTTTTTAATTTAACACATGAACCTACCTTAATTAAATTTTCTATAGCCAAATCTCTTTCTATTGAAAAACTTAATCTAGAAAGATCTGATATTTTTTTAGATAATTTTGAAATAGCAAATATTTTTGATGTTTCAAAACCATTATCATCAATATAGTATTTAGTTCTTTTTGTTACAGATGTACTAATATGTACTATTTCACCTTTACTTTGACCAACAATTCCAGTGGAATTACATACGTCTGATAAATCTTGTTCAATAGTATGAAATAATTGATCTGATGGCAATACTATATGTTTTATTATTTTCCCCATTACTCCAAATTTAGAATTACCAACATAGTTAGTATATAGATTATCGTATGTATAAAAATATTTATTGTCTGTAGCAGATTTATTCATTTCTTCTTCTTTAGATTGATTAGTTAAATGTTCAACAACAATTGTAAAATCTTTTTTTATTCTTGAAGATAAATTCATTATTTTTAATACATTATCATATTGACAAAATATCACTGGTGTTCCATTGTAAATACCATAGTTTTTATCTAATTCTTTTATAGCTTTATATAATGTAG